TGCTCGGGAACGACATTGCAAACTGTTTCGTAAGCGCTAAAGAAGCTTACAAAGTCGTATGGCAAGCAGGGGGTAAAGCACGCTTTATCTATCTGCCTCCAGGGTACAACAGCGACCCATGTATGTTAAGACATACAGCCGGTTGCTCGTTCTATCAGGGCCAGTGCATTACAAACGACCTTTGGATTCAAAACCTACGCTCAACAGGGATATAAGGAGGTCATTTTATTATGTTGCCATTTTCATTTATTGGGTCATGGACTTATACAAACCCAGCAACTCCGGTTGCAGTCAACATTCCTATGACAGCGAAACCCGACTGGGTTTTCGTCAAGGATACTACCAACTGGGGCGCTCAGTCTACAGCTGCCAATCCGATCTATTCCGAATGGTTTAGCTCCATGGCTGCCGGTTCTTACCTCGCCCTTGGCCAACCAAGTGCGACAGGCGCAAGCGTAACAACATATGCTTCTCAAGGCACATCTGGCGGCTTTACTTTCATTGACCAAACTAATCCACCAACCTTCACAAAGGTTGCAATTACTGCGGTCAACGGTACCACATTCGTCGTTTCTACCAGCAACACTGCCGGTCTTAACGTCGGGGACTTTGTACGTCTTATCAACGTAACAGGGGCTCTTCAAATCAGTGGTCCGAACCTGTACCAAATCACAGCTATCACGACTAACACAAGCATTACGCTTGGGTATGCCGCTTCAGCTGCGAGCGCAGGTTTGACAGTAGCGAACGGAACTACTGGGTACTACCAAAAAGTATACCCAAGCCAGTTCCTGCCAAATACGCTGCCAGTTGCTTACATTACGCAAGCAAACCCAGCGACTGTCTATTTCTTTAGACAAAACCCATATACACCAGGGGAACTTGTAGATTTCCAAATCCCAACGCCTTACGGCATGACTCAGCTGAGCAATTTGACAGCCAAGTCGGGAAGCGGTCCATTTTCAAGCAACCCATCGGGCGCAGCTCGGGTATTGACTGTTACAAACTCAACAACTGTCTCTTCGATCACCATCGACGTAGACACAACCGGGTTTACAGCTTTCCAATATCCAACATCGGCAGCTTTTGCCGGTGGAGCATCTCCCGCCGTGTGCTTCCCTGCCGGTTCAGGTGTTATTCCTCTGAACGGTAGTGCGACGATTCCTGCATCTCCTCCAGGTACAAACCTTGCAGACGCATTCGACAACAAGTCGCAGTACGTCATGAACATTGGTTTGTCAGCTGTAGGGGTTGCAAACGCTAACATGCAAGTGTTCGCGTTCAAGGCAGATTTCGTTAACGGGATCACCAACGCGTAATTAACATTTCCCCTATGGAAACATGGGGGAAACTTTTAACAAACCGAAAAATAGGATTTAACAACCATGGAAGTAAGAGAATTAAACAAGAAACCAAAGAATTCGCTGCCTCAAGCAGAAAGAGACGAGCTAGTCAAAAAGATGCGGAAAGAAGACGATAAGGTCGTAACCGGCATGTTTGAATTCCTAGACGCTCAAGGCGGCTGGCTAGAGTTTGCTTATAGAAAATACCCAGGCGAGCCAATCCAGATGATTAAGATGATCCACGGCGAGATTTGCGATCTGCCCATGGGTATCATTAGGCATTTGAATAACACGAAAAAGAAAGTGCGTCGTTATTCTATGGAATTGCCTCAGAACGGTCAGAAAGTGCCTCGTAGCTACGAAACCATTTCAAGAGTGCGCTTTACACCTATGAACGTTCTATGAGTGCTCCCTATAATTCAAATTATGGGCCTCCTTTTGGTGCGGATTTTATCCCTAACCTGCAATACATAACGAATATCACTCAGGCAAATCCTGGTGTCGTTACCTTTGCAAGCGTTCATAATTTTACCATAGCAGAATGGATAAGCTTTCGCGTTCCTCCCCCAAATGGGATGATTCAGCTAAATAACCAGAAAGCTCAGATAATATCGCTTACACCTACGACCGTAACAATAGCAGTAGACACGAGTCATTTTTATCCGTTTATATCAGTCGAAGACCCTCAAGTTCCCTGCGTGGCAGTACCCGCAGGATCGGGCATTATCCAGGGAACTACGACGGTCACACTAGAAGATGCATTTGATAATAGGCCGGTCACATGAGCGTAACATTCGTTCCTACTTTTCCTCTCTATCCAACGTTAGCGAATGCAGTAACAAAAACTCGTAAATTAACCGGGTCAAGCAACGCCTTTCAGGTTACAGATTCCTACATAGTGCAGCAAATGCATAGTTTCTACTCCTACGATCTGCCGGCAAAGTTCCGTTCTTTAAAGCTTAAAGATATCTATACATTCACGACTAACGTAGGCCAAGACGTTTACCCCTTCAATAGCGAGCTTTACATAACGGTTAACAACCCTTGCTACTGCGCAAAGAGGGAGATAAAGCTTTTTACCGATCCTTGGAATTTCTACGGCGTGAACTATAACTGGCAGCAATACACAAACTTTGCCTCAGGCGATGGCACAACCGGCTCCCAAACCGGCTCGATCACGAATATTACGAATGCATTAAATGCCGTCGTAACAGCCCCAAATCACGGCCTCGTTACCGGAACCGTCGTCATTATCAATAGCGTCGGGGGCATGACTCAGGTCAATGGCAATTCCTACAATATCACGGTCATTGACGTAAACGACTTTTACCTTAACGTTAACTCATCTACCTACGGTTCATATACCTCGGGCGGTTCTTGGTACTCCTCGCCGTACAACGGCTTTACAACCGCTGCGCCCATGATTCCTAGCGTCAATAATGACCCGGGCCCGCAAACTAGCCCCAATCTTTTCTTTCCTCAGAGCCGGGTTCAGAACATACTCATAACCGCTAACGTCATAGGCCCTAACGGCATTGGTCAAACCCAGAACGTAACGGACGATGGCCAGGGCAACTTGATCCAGATTTTTCAAACGAGCAATAGCGGAAATCAGGAATACGGCTGGACTTACTACCGCCAGTATGCCTCTGCAACACCTACGCAACCGGGGAATGCAACGATAAACTACCAGACAGGGCAAATAACCGGCTTGACCTTTGCCGAGCCCATTCCTGAAGGAACCCCGATACAGATACAGTACAACCCCAAGCAGCTCTCTATCCCTCTCGCCATCATGTTCTACCAAAACCAGTTCACCCTTTGCCCGGTTCCGGATAAAGGCTACACGGTAGAGCTAACCTGCTACAGGCAGCCTATTCAAGCCCTCTTAGCCGCCGACATGGCCGGCAATCCTGAACTCTCAGAGTGGTGGGAAATTCTAGCAGTGGGCGCAGCGAAGAAAATCTTCGAGGAAAGGCTAGATTCCGATGGCGTTATGTTCATCGATAAGATGCTGAAAGAGCGTTACGACATAATAGAGACACGCACCTATGCGCAGATAGGACAAGAGAGAATAGGCACAATTTACACGGATCAGCTCACTTATAACTACGGCATGGGCGGTCCGGGTACATCTTTTGGATCTATATGAGAGAGATAGAAATAGACGAAGACGTATCGGTTTTTTACAAAGAGATCTGCGATGGAGAAGCGATATGCATCGGAGAAGAAGAAGATGGCGAGGTTTTATGCGAAATAATCCTCATAAGACCTATAGCGTTGCAGCTTGCTAAAAAGATCTATGAAATTCTGGGTTATGATGATGAAAAAGCAGAAGAGTGAACCGGTTAAAAAACCGAATATTAACAAAAAGAAGAAGCTAAAATCGTTGCCTAACAAACCTATTCCTTTGGGCGGTGGCCCTTTTGTTGGGCGGCATACGACAGGATAACTATTTATGGCAGCCATAAAGGGAAAAGAAAAGAAGTTAAAGAAGCCTCTTTCGCCAGCGAAAGCTAAGCTTAGCGCGAAAGCTAAAAAGAAACTACGCAGTCCTCAAGATTGCCAGCCAATACCAACCGTTTGCGTTAGCTAGGAGAATCTATGCCAATTCCAACATACACACCGGGCTATCCTCCTGACGGCTCTTCTTTAGGGCAGACAAAGGCAACTATTAGAAACAACCTAGACGGCACCTTTGAAACCCTAGGCGTAGACCATATTAATAATAACGGCGCGCCCGGATCACAGCCTCCAGGATATCATACGATCATCCATCAGGTTCCTCAAACAAGCGTTTCTACCGTTAGCGGTTATAATCAGGTTTTCTCAGGCGTTCCCGGAACTCTCATAGTCAATGGCACCACAACGGCAGCCATCCCTAATAACGGAGATCAGCAACTCTACTCCTTAACCGGCATGGGGGGACTATCGCAGCTTACCGGTCATAGCGCTGCATCCAGCGGGTATAACTGGATCGGGGGTATCCTCATTCAGTGGGGTCTTACGAGCGCTTCCAATGGGACAATAAACGTGACTTTCCCGGTAGCTTTTCCAACTAATTGCTTCAATGTACAGGCTACGGTATCAAGAACCTTTGGGACTTTTACGACAAACTTTTCTGTCACAAGCGTTGTAAGAACTGGCTTTTCAATTAACAATGCCAATAGCTCGACAACTTCTTTGGCATATTACTGGTTTGCTATAGGAAATTAACTCTATGACTGGCTTTCATCAGGTTTTAATAGGCGGTTATCCCAGCGGTGGTCTTACTCAGGATAGGAAACCAGCCCTACTAGCTAATGAAGCCTTTTCAGACCTTGAAAATGCCTATGTTTTCCGCGAAAGGACAAAGAAAAGGGATGGCGAAGTTCCCATGGGTAGGCTGTCCCGGACTTTCGTAAACCAATCCATTGGCAATAGCTCAGCCTCTCCTTGGACGTTTAATCTTTATACTAAACTTTCTATCACGCCAGAGACTTACGCAGAGATTGCCGAGGGAAGTGTAACTATAACGATAGCGACTCTGGGTACACCCTTTATAGATCAGGGCAACGGTACGTTAACGAATGCTACCGCGGGCAATTCTGGAACCATCAACTACATGACCGGCTCCGTTACTCTTACGACTACGGTAGGTGCTGGCCATGCAACAACTGTTTCCATGACTTACTATCCGGCTTTACCTGTCATGGGGATATTGAAAAGGGATGTAGCTACCTTCGGTATAGATGCGACCGTCTTCTTTGACACCAAGTAT